TAACCTAGCGACTGTTGATTACTTTGTATCTATTTTTGGATTCCAAGAAGCCGTAGAGTTATCTAATATTGAAAATCCTACCGGAAACGGGATAGACGCAGATAAAATCCAGCTCGCGTTAAATGACGCTGCTCAGTTAGTAAATAACTACATTGAAAGTGCTCCGCCTCAGGGTAAAGTACTTATAGCCGGCTCATTTAGAAGAACTCAGGCTACTATCGCTAGATTCTATTTAGATGTCCTCCGCCCTAGGACTCAAGTCCAAGAAGCAGCGGAGAAGGCACTACAACAACTAGAGGCTTGGGGATCTAAGGGAAGTCCAAGTGCGGGGCTTAAATGGCAAGAAGCCTATCGTTACTGGAGATCTGGTTGCTCGATGACAAAGAGCTCTTATCAGAGAGGAAGAAGCTTTACCGATCCCTCACTTAATAAGTGGGTGCTACGCGAAGGAAGTAATGATAGAGGATTCCCGTACGCTAATAGAGAATCTCCCGTTCTTAATAGGTACAGTGAAAGATCTCTTGAGCCAGAGACTCTTGGTATTAAAGATGTACAATCTGATAGTAATCAACGTTCTAATGTACTATTTGGCGCCCTTGAAACTACAAGATCTCTATCTAGCTTTGTGAATACAGAAGATTCGGACAGCCCTGAAGATGGCGACGGTCTCGTTGCAGATAATACCACCCCGTCTGCAGATGGAGAATTTGATAATTATGGTGGTCTAACTACTGAGGATACTTTCTAATGTCTACAAGCTCTTATAAAGGATACAACCCATACTACCCTACAGGAGAAGGTAGTGGGGCAATGCATCTCACAAACAACGACTCAGGAAACTGCTATGGCTACTTAACGGGCTATAAGACGGGTATTTTTCCTGATGGTACCAAGCATAAGGAAGACGCCGCAGCGCTTCGTAAGTATATCATCTCCTTAGAATCTACTCGTAAATTACAGGATCTATCAGACGTTAATTTCTCTAGAAATGTAAAGAAAGGGGACTTCCTTATATACGATAACACTAGTGGGAAATGGGTTCTAACCGATTATCTGTCTGGTGGCGAATTCTAATGCTTTTAGAAATTGAGAACCAGCTACATACAAGAGTGCATAGCACCATAGGCCAGAGTGCTGTGGTCTTGAGACTAGCGGAAGAGCTAGATCAATCTGGTCGTGTTGCGGAGCAGGCCATGATTATTATTAGCTATGTCTCTGGTTCATCAACTAACGAGATGGGCGGCGGAGCGTATATACCCACGGTCAGGACGAGAAGAATGACATATAGTGTCACTCTTGTTCAGAAGCAGACTCAAAGGGAAGGGCATAGTTTCTCTCTGCCTATCTTAGACCTAATTGCCGATGCCGTGACAGGATGGGTACCAGAAGTACCAGGAGTAGAATTTGCTACAGGATTTGAGCTAGATAGCGAGAGATTTGTTCAAGTCACAGAAGCCTCTCAATTTATATATGAACAAAATTATTCTGTTACTGTCTCTATATCTGATGGCAGATTTTATACTCAACCTTGTGCCGCTTTTGATCCTATCTCTATTGTCGATTTCTTACCCACGAGGAAATGCCTACAAACACAAACTGGAGAACCCACAGGTCTAGCAGTATGGTCTAGAATCACTGGGCCAGAGACAACAGAGAGCTATATTGTAGAAGACGCAAAAGCCTGTAATTGTCCTAAATCAACAAGCTTAGAACTCACTTGTGGTGATGCAAAGGATGGGTCAGGAACTTATAAGTTCACTCCTCGTGACGCTAGAAAGATCTCCGCGGACGGGTCTTTTGTTATAGACAACTCTAAGGTGGTACAAGGAACTCTTCAAAGAGTGTGGAAATGTGATAAAACAAACAAAGGCGAGTATCCACCATGGTTCAAACTTAATATAGACTTTGCCCTTTGGAGAAATGACGTAGGGCGTTTAGGGTCAGAAGATGAGAACTCTGCTCAGGTTCTTAATTTCAAGACTGATGATGCACTAGACTTAGACTGCTAAGCCCTAATAAACAACATATTATCTTTCTGGATGTTTCTTTTTAAAGTGTTCAGAGTTATACACCTATGACCAGCGTTAAGG